CACTTTTCCAACTCTGAGGCATATACAGTAAAAATTTTGGCGAAAGGGGGATAATCATGAAAAAGTTAACGTTTGATGACGTGAAAAGCGCAATGGAAAGCCTTGGGACATACAAGAGTGAATATGACCCACTGATCAATGTATACGTGGATCTGTGGGAGCAATATATGGCGGTGCAACGTCGTCTGAAAGCGTCAAAATATGCTGCCAGCGTGGAAGGTACGTCCGGAGCGCCGAAGAAAAGCTATGACGTGGGACAGCATGAGTCGATCCGCAAGGACATACTGGCATACTCTGATCGGCTAAAGCTGAATCCGAAAGCTATGGATGAGTCCCCGGATGCCGAGACGGGTAGCGCCCTAGAGAAAGCGTTGGCGAGCCTTGAAACAGGGTAAGAACTGGCCCGCTGTCCTAGAGTATGCCGAAAGCATCCGCGATGGAAGAAAGATCGCGTGCGACGAGTTGAAACAGGCTGTCGATCGGTTTTTTCGAGATTTGAAAAATTCTGACTACTGGATGGACTACAAGGATCCTGAGTTTTGTATCGGAATCATAGAAAAGACGCTGTGTCATCAGCAGGGCGAGAAGCTGGACGGAACGCCACTACGAGGAACGCCGTTCCTTCTGGAACCATATCAAAAGTTTATAATCTACAATCTTGTCGGATTCAAGCTAAAAGGGACAAGTAACGTCCGCTTCCACGAGGCATTGATCTACGTACCTAGAAAGAACGGAAAAACTGGGCTTGCTGCAGCCCTGGCGTGGTCTCTGTCGCTTCTGTACCGCAGGAGCGGGGCAAAGACATATATAGCGTCAGCCGCACTCATGCAATCGCTAGAGAGCTTTAACTTCCTTGCCTATAACGTTCGTCGCATGGGCGAGGACAAGAAAGGCCGCCTGGTCAAGATCATAGATAACAACAACGAACACTCGATGGAATCGTCTCTAAGGGATGGCTCCTTTTTTATTCGGGCACTGGCGGCGAACCCAGACGCACAAGACTCCCTGAATGCCAATATCGCAATATGTGACGAGATACACGCATTTAAGCAACCTAAGCAATATAATCTGTTCAAAGAAGCCATGAAGGCGTATACAAACAAGCTGATGATCGGCATCAGCACAGCGGGCGACAATGAACAGGGATTCCTGGGGCAACGGCTGAAGACGTGCCGGAAGATCCTGGACGGCACGCAGAAAGACGAGCAGTATTTCATCTTCGCGTGCTGTGCGCCGGAGGGTGTGAAGGATGGGAGTGTGGATTTTACGGATCCGAAGATCCACGAAATGGCGAACCCTGGATACGGTGTGACAATCAGGCCGGAGGACATACTGAACGACGCGTTGCAGGCGCAGAACGAACCGCAGCAACGCAAGGACTTCTTCGCAAAGTCTCTGAACGTCTACACGAACGCTGTAAAAGCGTATTTCAATATCGACGAGTTCAGAGGGAGCGATAAGCAATATGGATGGACGATGGAACAGCTTGCGCGGCTGCCGATAAGCTGGTACGGCGGCGCGGATCTGTCAAAGTTGCATGACCTGACAGCGGCGGCACTTTACGGATCATATAACGGCGTTGATATCATTATAACGCATGCCTTCTTCCCGGTCGTGGCTGCACATCTTAAGGCAGATCAAGACAACATCCCGCTTTTCGGGTGGCAGGATGACGGCTGGCTGACGATGTGCAACAGCCCGACGGTCAATCATGCGGACGTTGTCAACTGGTTCGTCAAAATGCGGGACATGGGATTTAAGATCAAGCAGATCGGACATGACCGGAAATTTTGTCGCGAATATTTCGTCGGCATGAAACAGGCGCACTTTAACATTATCGATCAACCACAGTATTACTACAAGAAGAGCGAAGGTTTTCGGCACATCGAAAAGATGGCAAAAGATGGAAACCTATACTATATGCATTCTGAGGCGTTTGAATACTGCGTGGAGAATGTTTCGGCTGTCGAAAAGACGGACGACATGATCCAGTACGAGAAAGTGCAGCCGGAGCATCGCATAGATCTATTTGACGCAAGCGTTTTTGCGTGTGTGCGATATCTCGAAAATTTGGAGAGAAGTAAAAAAGCAAACGCATGGTTTGGGAGGGATCAATAATGAGTAAAGAAAAGAAGAAAAAGAAAACAAGGGCGGAGCCTACACAGAAAAGATCCGTCGCGTGGATGTGCAGTCAGGACGCTTTCGACGTGCTGACGTGCCGGGGATATACACGGCTACAAGATAATCCGGAGATCATCGCAGGAGTGACAAAGATCGCGTGGCTGATCGGATCCATGACGATCCATCTGATGCGGAACACGGATGATGGCGATGTGAGGGTGCGGGATGAACTGAGTCGAAAGATAGATATCAATCCAAGCGCAAACATGACGCGATCGACGTTTATACAGTGGATTATTAAAACGTTGTATCTGAATGGCGCTGGCAATGCGATAGTGTGGCCAAAGCTTAGAGCTGGATATCTGCAAGACTTGCGGCCTGTCCCCGCTGAGATGGCGTCTTTTGTGCCGGAAGGCATATGGGACTATAAAGTCGTTATCGGGGGCAAGGAGTACGATCCTGATCAGGTTTTGCACTTTGTGTTGAACCCCGGTGATTTGTATCCGTGGCAGGGCGATGGATTGCACGTCGCGCTGATGGATGTAGCCAACAATCTAAGGCAGGCGGCAGAGACGGAAAAAGGATTTATGTCATCGAAATGGAAGCCGTCGATCATCGTCAAGGTGGACGGCCTAACAGATGAGTTTGCCAGCCCAGAAGGGCGAGGCGAGCTGCTGAGGCAGTACATAGACACAACGGAAGCGGGCGAGCCGTGGATGATCCCGGCAGACCAGTTTTCCGTTGAGCAGATCCGGCCTCTCTCTCTTGCTGATCTGGCCCTGTCGGATATGGTGCAGCTGGATAAAAAGACGGTGGCCTCAATCTTGAGTGTTCCGTCTTTTCTTTTGGGAGTCGGAGACTTCCATCGCGAAGAATGGAACAATTTCATTTCCTCCACGATTATGCCCCTTGCGCAGATGATCGAGCAGGAGATGACTAAGAAGCTGCTGTACAGCCCTGATCTGTATTTTCATTTTAACCCGCGAAGCCTATATAGCTATGAATTGCGGGATCTGTCCGATATCGCGGGCGGGCAGTTTGACAGAGGCTTGATGACGGGAAACGAAGCCAGAAACTGGATCGGTCTGCCGCCTAAAGAAGGGCTAAACAATCTGACGATCCTAGAAAACTACATCCCGGCGGAGATGATCGGACAGCAGGGTAAGCTGACCGGAGTAGAACCGGAAAGCACAGAGGAAACGCAGGAAGAGGAAGGTGGTGGGGCAGAGGATGGAACGCAGAACAATCAAGAGTGAGAAAGCGTTTGAGACGCGGGAAGCCGATGGAAAGAGATACATCGAAGGATACTTCTCAGTGTTTGATAAGCCGTATGAGGTGTATAGCGGATGGATTGAAACGATTGCGCCAGGAGCCTTTTCGCGGACACTCGCGGAAAACCATGATGTCAAGGTGCTATGGAACCACGATACAAATATCGTGATGGGCAGTACGGAGAACCGGACGGCGCATCTGGAACAAGACGAATACGGTTTGCGCGGATGGGATGAGATCAACGAAGATGATCAGGATGCAAGAAACGTATACGCAAGGATCGCGCGTGGCGATGTGCGCGGTTGTTCCTTCGGATTTGATATCCGGGGCATGGAAGAAAGCTGGGACGATGATGGTACATATAGGACACGCCTGACAGATGTGGAGCTGTACGAAGTCAGCCCATGCACTTTCCCAGCGTATGAGCAGACTAGTATCTCGGCGAGAAACAAAGAAAGTCTGGAAGAGGCGAAAAGACGCCATGAACAGGCGAAGGAAGAAAAGATAGAAAGATGGCGCGAGGATATGAAGAAGCGTCTGAAAGGAGAGTAAGAAAGATGGCACTAAAGCAGATCATGCTAAGAAAGCAGATCGAGAAGAAGAGAGCAGAGCTGGCGGCGCTGATCGAGAAGGACGAGGATTTTAAGAAGCGGGAAGCAGAAATTGAGGCGTCTATCGATGAAGCGCAGACAGACGAAGAGCAAGCGGCGGTCGCTGAGGCCGTGGCTGCGTTTGAGGCGGAAAAGGAGCAACACGACGCAGACAAAGAAGGCCTGCAGAATGAGATTGACGGCCTGGAAGCAGACCTGGCGGAAGCTGAAGCAGAACCCGCGCCAGTAGTAGAGCGCGGAGTAAAAATCAAGAATGAAAGGAAGATTGAAATGGTGGATGTAAATATTCGGGCGTTGCCCGCACGTGTAAGAGCGTTTGATGCGCTGCCCTTGCAGACGCGGGAAGATATCGTAAAAAGAGAGGATGTAAAGAATTTCCTGGACAAGCTGAGAAGCTACAAAGGGCAGTCCAGAGCGATCCAGGGCGGAGATCTGGAAATTCCAGTAGTCTTCATGGAGCTGATTTCAGAAAACCTGTACAGATATAGCAAGCTGTTGAATCGCGTTCGCGTTCGTTCTGTACGCGGAGAAGCGCGTCAGACTATCGCGGGCACTGTACCGGAAGCGATCTGGACTGAAATGTGCGGAGCGATCAACGAGCTGTCCTTCCAGTTTAACCAGGTGACTCTTGACGGATATAAGGTGGCTGGATATGTTCCTGTATGCAATTCCCTTCTGGAAGATACCGTGAGCAATCTGGATCTGGCATCCTGGATCGTCGAGATGATCTCTGAAAGCATCGGCCTTGCGGAGGATAAGGCAATCCTGTATGGTAAGGGATCCGCTGCGCATATGCCGCAGGGTATCGTTACCAGACTGGCGCAGAGTTCTCAGCCTGCCGGATATCCCGCCAACGCGCCTGCATGGGTAGACCTACACGAGACAAACATCATCAAGATCAACGGCGCAAGTCTGACCGGAGCGGAGTTTTGGAGCCAGCTGATGCTTGCAGCCGGGGCAACGTTTACCAGATACAATCGCGGAACAATGTTCTGGGCAATGAATAGCAAGACCTATGCGCAGTTGCGTTCTAAGTTGATCACCTTCACCGCGTCTGGCGACGTCGTGGCGAACCTGTACGGCTCTCTGCCTATCATCACTGGCGACGTGGATGTGCTGGAATTCATCCCTGACGGAGATATCATCGGCGGATATGGCGATCTCTACTTGTGGGCAGATCGCGCGTCTATCCAGATCGAGTCTTCCGAACATGTGCAGTTTTTACAGGACAACACCGTCTTTCGTGGAAAGGCGCGGGCTGACGGAATGCCGATCATCCCCGGCGCGTTCGTTGCGATCAACATCAACAACACGGAAGTGACTACAGCGGTAGACTTCGCGGCGGATACCGCGAACGACGCAGACTTGACCGCACTGGCAGTAGGCACTAATACGCTGTCCCCGTCGTTCGATCCCGAAGTGCTGACATATAGCATTGCAACGGCGAATGCTGACACTGCAAAAATCGAGGCAACTACGGCTCAGGCTGGCGCGTCTGTGGCTATCAGCTACAACGGCGCGAACGTCCGAAATGGCGGGACGGTTACACTGTTGAAGGACAGCACCGCTCATCCGCTGACTGTGACCGTGAAGAACGGTAACGCTGTCAAGGTGTATACCGTCAACATCACACGCGCGGGGGAATGATTCCCCCGGCTGATTATGGCCTTGTAGGTACGGGGGAAGTGGGAAAGGCGATTGTAGGAAAGGACGGTGAGTGAGATGGCGTATACGCCGACGCAATGGAAAGACGGTGATTTAATAACCGCAAAAAAGTTAAACAAGCTTGAACAGGGCGTAGAAAATGAACAGATTGGGCCTCAAGGCCCGCAAGGGCAAAAGGGCGATGCTGGAACTAATGGAACATCTGCTGGGTTTGGAACGCCAACGGCCACTGTTGACGGTGGAATAGGGACACCGTCCGTTACAGTGGATGCAAGTGGCCCTGATACAGCAAAAGTTTTCTCTTTTTCCTTCAAAAATTTGAAGGGAGAAAAAGGTGATACAGGATCAGCCGGAGCGCAGGGGCCAGCCGGAAATGGAGTAAAATCTATCGCATTAGTGACTACGGCAGGAGTAGTGACTGGTGGAACTGTCACTTTTACAGACGATTCAACGGCTGCGATTACTATCACTACTTCGGAGGCATAAAATGACTAAAGAGGACAAGCTAACACTGCTCAAGCAAGATCTTCAAATGCTGACATCCTCAAACGATGCCTTTTTGTCTTCTCTCCTGGACGCCGCTCAAGCGGCGATCCAGAGGGAAGGCATTGTCATCCCGGAAAATGACATAGATATTGACCTATGCATAGTGCAGTACGCGGCGTATATTTTCCGCAAGCGAGCGGGTACGGATACGGCAATGCCAAGATTTCTCCGCTATCGACTGAACAACATCTGGCTATCGCAGCATGTCGGAGGTGAGTCAGGTGACGTTTGATGACGGGATCCTGACGATATACGCAGCGAAGAATGAAGCGCATACTGGCATGATGCCGAAAACCGTTCTTTATGAAAAAGAGCGGTTTTATTTTTCGTTTGATACGCTGGGAATATCGAGATACTATACCGCGCTGCAGGCGAGGCAACAGATTGAAGCGGTCGTAAATATTCCGGGATGGCCTAACATATGCGCGACGGATATATGCGCGTTAGAGGATGGGCGGCAATACAGGATTGTTATGCGTCAGCCTACGCTGGACGATCAAGGGTTGCGCATAACGAAGCTTTCGCTGGAAAGATTGGGTGATAAGTATGAAATTTTCAAAGCTGACGGAAATACCGGAGATTCTGAGCAAGGTAACGCCTAACGTATGGCACTATGAGGCGATGCAACAGACGGATCAATACATCGTGTGGGCAGAAGACGGAGAAGGAAGCTCCGTCGAGGCGAACGATCACAAGACCGAGCAGAGTATAACGGGGACAATTGATCTTTTCACAATGACAGAGTTTGATCCGGCAGCGGACGCGATTCAGAACGTCCTGAAAGAAAATCATATTTCTTTTTATCTAAACTCCGTCCAGTACGAAAGCAGAGATGACGGATATGCTGGGTATATACACTATGAGTGGGTTTTCGAGGTGGCGTGATGGCAAACATCGAGTTTAAGGGTATAGATGAGTATTCGAAAGTACTTGACGCGCTGCAAAGCGAGAGCGAGAGCATCATCAAGTCCGCCGTCTATAGGGGCGCGGCACTTGTGGCGGATGAAATCAAGAATGGCATCAAATCGTTGCCGATACAAGAGGGGGAAAACGGTTTGCCTCCGATGGGAACGCCAGAGAACAAACTGCGCGGAGTAAGCAGACGGCAAAAGGCGGACTTGATTGACTCTTTCGGACTTGCGCCTATCGAGAATGACGGAGGATATATCCAGACAAAAGCGGGCGTGTCGGGGTATGGGACAGTCCCGACAAAGAAGTATCCGAACGGTGTTCCGAATGTGATGTTGATGCGGAGCATTGAGAGCGGGACAACGTTTCGAGAAAAAAATCCAATTTTTAGAAAAGCGACAAACAAAGCGCGGAAACGCGCTGAAGCAGTAATGGAGGCGGAGATAGACGATCAGCTCCGCAAACGATTTGAATAGGAGATGAAGAAATGGCAATTAAAGGTTTGACTAATCCGGTCATTGGCCAGTATAGCTATAATGGCAGCGCTGTATCGTATGAACGGGGTTTTGTTTGCGGACATGCTATCGAATACGGTCTTGAGATTGAAACATCTGACGACAATCCGCTGTACGGAGATGACCGAATTATTGAAAATGACTACGGCACTTTTAACACGGGAACATTGACACTGAACACGAGCGATCTGACGCAGCAGCTTTCCAAGATGCTTTTGAACTTGAAGGAAGTACAGGTGGATGTCGGAGATGCGTCCGTGACGGAGCTGGTATATGACGACGACGCAAAGCAGACGCCGAAGGGATTCGGCATCATAGAAACGCATCAGATCAATGATGTAAACCAGTACAGGGCCGTCATTTTATGCAAAGTAACTCCGCATATCCCGGCAGAGGCTGCGACGACAAAGGGAGAAACCATTGAATGGCAGACGAAGGAAATCGAGTTTACTGTATCTCGATCTGATGAGGATAGCGCGAACTACAAGCATCCGTGGATGCGGGATGCGTGGTTCAACACGCACGCGGACGCGTTGAACTATCTAAAATACATGCTAAATGCGTTGGATGAAGTTGTGGCGACGTCTGCGCCTGGTGCTACGACGGGACAAACCGTGATCACGATTTCTAATCCGGTGGCCGGTGCGTCGTATAAGTACAGCACGACGGGGCCATACCCGACGTTCCGGGAGGATTTGACGGAGTGGACAGACCTGACAAGCGGAGCGTCTATCTCCGCAACAAATGGATCTACGCTGTACGTGGCGCAAGTGGATTCCAGCAAAAAGGCTGTCGGAGCTGGAACTGTAACTGTAAACGCAAAGACGGAGTAAAAAGGAAAGGATGGAGATAGATCATGAATAGAATCGTATATGTAAAAATTGCGGGTAAAAGCTATCCTATGTGTTTTTCTTTGGGTGTTTCAAAGAAAATAGTGCAAAAATTTGGGTCTTTGTCTGCGCTGCAGGCAGCGATGAAGAAGAAAGGCGGAGATGAATCAAAAAACATTGATACTGTTCTTTCTCTGCTGTCCATGCTGATTGCGCAGGGCTGCGCGTACAAAAATTATTTCGAAAAAGACTTGCCTGTGCCGGAGGACGCGCCGATCATTGATGGCAAATGGACTCCGCTGCCGGAGGAAGTTTTAGAAATCGCAATAGGGATCCAGGATATGGAAGAAGTCGCAAAAAAGATTGAAGAATGTCTGGATATCGGAACTAAGAAAGAAGTAAAGGCAGTGTCTACGTCAAAAAACGCAAAGACCACACAGGGGGTATAAAATCCTCTGTGTGGCTTGAGGTATCAGCCAGAAAAGCGGGTATTCCATACCTGGAATACGCCTGCATGCCACTTGGCGAACTTTCGGACTTTCTGGATTTTTATGCCGTCTCAGAGGGAAACGGAAAACTGACGGAGATACGTGATGAACAGTATATACCGGGGGTGAGATAGTGGCATATGATATCGGGCCTCGAATAGGAATACAGGGCGAGGCGGAGTTTAACCGCCAGATAAAACAGATCAATGATGCGCTAAAAGAGTGCGGATCTGAAATGAAGGCTCTGACGGCGCAGTATGAAGACAATGCCAATTCGCAGGAAGCGCTGATCCGCAAGTCGGAGAACATGCAGACGGAGCTGGACTTGCAGCGGAAGAAGATGGAACTGCTGCAAGGGCAGTATGACAAACAGGTCGATAAGCTGAAAGAGTTGGCCGACGCATACCAGCAGGCTGTCCGCGAGAGCGGGGAAATGTCGAAGGAAGCACAGACTGCGCAGAAAGCGTTTGATAAGCAGGCATCGAACGTGACGAAGCTGAAGGTCGCGATGAACGAGACAGAGAGTTACGCGACGCGCCTAGAGAACTCAATCGACAAGGCCAATACTGCACTGGAAGAAATGGAGAACGGAACCCGCGATGCGGAGACGGGTCTTGAGAATCTTTCCGACGCGGCGGACGATGCATCCGGCAGTCTCGCCAACATTGAAAAATCAACAAAAGTTGAAGCACTGCAAAGTGTGGCTGACGGAATAGCGGGCATCTCCGACGCAATGGGTGAAGTTGCGGAAAATTCAAAAGAGTATTTGAAGATATCCGGCCAGCTCGAAGCGTCTTCGCAACGTCTGGGGTATACGACGGAAGAGACGGGGCAAGTATACAAGAACCTGTATGGCGTTTTGGGCGATCAGCAGACAGCAGCGACGGCGACGGCAAACCTGCAAGCGCTAGGACTTGAACAGGAAGATCTGGTTGAGATGACGGAGTTAGCCATAGGTGCGTGGGCACAGTATGGCGATTCTATCCCGATTGACTCTCTGGCGGAGTCTATCAACGAAACTGCACAAGTCGGGGAAGTGACTGGAACACTGGCGGACGCACTGAACTGGGCCGGAATCAATGAAGATGCGTTCAACGAAAAGCTGGTGACAGCTTCCAGCGAGTCCGAAAGAGCGCAGATGATTATGGAAGCCCTGAAAGGGCAAGGGCTGGATCAAGTTGCGCAGGGTTATCGCGATACCAACAAAGAGTTGATAGCATCTAACGAGGCACAGTCCGAATACGATGAAGCGATGGCGGAGCTGGGACACGAACTATTGCCCATAGTGACGGAGGCCATGAGCATGGCTGCCGGAGCAATCGGGGGCGTTGTGAATTGGTTCCAGAGTCTGCCGGGGCCAGTGCAAGAAGTTATCACAGTAATAGGGATTGTTGTAGCCGTTCTAGGTACGGTTGCGCCTGTCATTTTAACAATTGCAGCCGCTGTAACTGCATTGAATGTTCCGCTTCTACCGCTGATCGCTATCATCGGAGCGGTTGTCGGAGTTATAACAACGATAGTCCTAGCAATACAAAACTGGGGAGCCATCATGGAATGGCTGCAGGGCGTGGCTGACACTGTATGCCAGGCCGTCGGAGCCGCCTGGGAATGGGTTGTGACGACGGTCGGCGGATTCCTTGAGTCGATATGGCAGACTATGCAGGACGTATGGAACGCGATTGTGGAAACGATAATCGGAGCATTATCTGCAATATGGAATTTCATTACATCCGTCTGGGATGCAATTCTGGATACAATTTCGTCCGTCCTGAGCGCCATCTGGGGAGTAATTACATCCGTCTGGAACGGAATTACATCTACCATTAGCTCCGTCCTGTCAAGCATATGGAATACCATAACATCCATATGGAACGCTATCTGGGATACGATCAGCGGCGTCATGTCCAGCATCTGGGATACCATAAGCAGCATCTGGGAAAATGTAAAATCATTTATTTCTAACACGATCGACGGAATTAAAACGAATGTAAGCAATGTTTTCAATAACATTGTAGATGGAATTAAGAGCATTCTCAGCCGCGTGACGGATGTAGTTAAAAACGGATTTCAAGGAGCAATTGATTTTATAACCGGCTTGCCAGGGAAGGCGCTGCAGTGGGGCAAGGATTTTATCAAGGGAATCGCTGACGGAATTACGGCGGCTATCGACTGGGTCGTTGACGCAGTGAGCGGAGTTGTAGATACAATCACTTCATGGCTGCACTTTTCAAGGCCGGACAAAGGCCCGTTGCACTACTATGAACAGTGGATGCCGGATTTCATGAAGGGATTGGCACAGGGCATGACGGACAATATCGACATGATTGAAAACGCTGCGTCAAAGGTATCGGGAACCATTGAGGGAACGATAAGCGGCCGTGTCGGAGAAATGGAAGCGAATGCGGCGACGGTAAGAGCTATGACATATACCATTGACGGAGACACGATCGTGCTAGACGGAAAAGCTATCGGAAAATCCGCCACAAAGTACATAACGACGGAGCAGACAAATAATCAGGCGGCGAAAGGAAGGAGGATACGCAATGTATAGTATCAGTTTTAATGGAATTGATTGTTTACAGTACTGGATTATCCCTGTTCGGCGCCCTTCTATTCCTGCGCCTGAACTGCGCGTGACGGAGACGACAATACCGGGAAGAGACGGCGTATTAACAGAGACGGATGGGACGTACAGTCCTATCACAATTCCGATTGAATTCAACTTCATGCGCGGAGATAGGAACTGGGGCAATGTTTTCCGCCAGGCAAAGAAGTGGCTGCGTGGAAGCGGCTGGCTCATCATGTCGGACGATCTGCTGTATCAGTACAAAGTTTATTACTGCAAGATTACGGATACGGAGCGTACAAGCCGAAAGATAGGCACGTTTACGGCAGAATTCGTCTGCGATCCGTACACGTACGTTCGAGACGGACAAAAAGAGTATTCATCGGATGATGTGACGGACAATCCTTACTCCGTCTCTCATCCGACTTATATTTTATCCGGATCTGGTACATGTACATTGACGGTGAATGGAAACACAATGCAGGCTACAGTGAACGGCAAGATGACGATTGACACGGATTTAATGATTGCATATAACGCTGACGGAGTAAATCAAAATAATCTTTTAACAGGAAATTACGAAGATCTATATTTACAGGAGGGGACGAACGCAATCAGCTTGACAAGCGGATTTAGCGTGTCCGTCATACCGAACTGGAGGGTGCTATGATACAAATATATAATCCGTCAAACACAAATTTTGACAAAAACGGAGACATGGTACTTTTCCCTACGTCAGCAACATCAAACTTAGTGTTAAACGGTTCGTGGTCTGCGGAGCTGACGCATCCCCTGGACGATAAAGGTCGCTATAAATATATCGTCGAAGAGGCCGTTGTAAAAATGCCTGGGTACAACGGCGATCAGCTATATAGAATTAAATCCGTCAGTAAATCCGATTCTGGCGTGACGGCGGAAATGGAGCCGATATTTTACGATTCTATGGATGATTGTTGGCTGACGGACATAAGGCCGACGAATGACACGGGACAAGAAGCCTTGACGGCGATGCTTGCGCCGAACAGTAAGTACAGCGGACAATCGAACATTACAAACGTTGCGACAGCGTATTACCAAAACATGAATTTTATGGAAGCGCTGAACGGCGATATAGATCAAAGCTTTATAAAACGCTGGGGCGGGGAAATTATCTTTGATAACTTCTCCGTCATCGTAAACACGAGGGCTGGCGCGGATCATGGCGTAACGCTGCAGTATGGCAAGAACATACCTGAAAACGGAATGAGTATCAGCGTTGACACGCGAGACGTTGTGACGCGGATATATCCGGTCGCATATAATGGGCGCATGATGAACGGAAATGGGTACGTTGACAGTCCGCTAATATCAAACTATCCGACGGTCAAGACCGCAAAAATGGAGTTTGAAGACGTGAAGCTGATCGACGATGCGGAGGAAGGCGACGAAGAAGACGGAGTTATCATCTGCGCAACACAGACGGAGTTGAACGCCGCATTGACGCAGAAATGCAATGAACAGTATAATGGCGGGATTGATAAGCCGACGGTCACAATAGAGGCTGATATGGTAATATTGGCTAAAACAGATCAGTACAAGCAGTATCAAGTCATCGAGAATGTTTCTCTTGGCGACACTATACATTGCAAAAATGAACATCTAGGAATCACGACAGACGCAAGAATCATAGATCTGACGTATGATGCTATTAATAAAAAGGTGACGTCCGTCGTTATCGGAGATTATGAATACAACTATTTTGACGGAGTAACGTCATCCGCAGAAAAGATAGACAATGTTATTAGCCCGAACGGGAACGTTATGGCGGAGAAAGTGCAAGGAATCTTAAACGGCATATATACGCAGCTTCGCTTACAATCTACGGAGGCGCAGAAGGTTGACGGAATAGCTTTTAAGATCGAAGATCTGGATCCGGAGAGCCCGATGTATGGCGCTATGGTTTTCGGGACGCAGGGGTTCCAGATTGCCACACAAAGAACGGCTGACGGAACAGACTGGGACTGGAAGACCTTCGGCACAGCAAAAGGCTTCGTGGCGGATTATCTGATAGGCGGCATCCTGGCATCGCAAAACTACCGGGAAGGCGTGCAAGGTTTCAGGATGAACCTGAACACAGGCGAGGCGGATATCCCGTCGCTAGAAATCGACACAAGCCACCTGCAAGTGCAGATCACAGAGCTGCAAGGCGACGTCGGTGGACTGCAGACAAGTATGACGGAGGTACAGGGAGATATCACCGACATAAACGGCGATATCGGGAACCTGCAAACAGACGTTGACGGAGTACAGAACGATGTAGACAACCTGCAAGCAACTACGACGCAAAAGTTTGCGGAGATAAAAGCGGATGTAAATGGGCTGACTACCACGGTAGGACAAGTACAGACATCCGTCACGAAGGCACAAAGTACAGCAGATGCGGCGCAAACAGCTGCAGGGAACGCGCAGACTACAGCTAATTCCGCGCAGACAGCGGCGGGGAACGCGCAGAGTGCGGCTAATTCCGCGCAGACAGCGGCGGGGAACGCGCAGAGTGCGGCAGATGCAGCACAGGACGACGTGGACGCGCTGACTACGACGGTCAACACGCAATTTACGCAGATCAACCAGACGACGGACAGTATATCTCAGACAGTCGGCAGCATCCAGCAGGTGACGGACGCGCAGAGCGAATCTATATCGCAACTTAACACGTCGATCAACAACGTGCCGGATTTGATCGAAAACGCATTGGATGAATCTGGCCTGACGGAGCTAAAAGCGCAGGTGTCATCCATCGAGCAGGAAGCGGATCAGATACGGATCGAGCTGACGGAAGTATCGCAGTACGGCGACACAGTAGAGCAGATCAATCGGTTTTTCGATTTTTTGCAGGCCGGCCTGCGTATCAGTATGGACGATAGCCCGTTCTATACCTTGCTGAACGAGACGGAGCTGGGCTTCTACGAGAACGGACACCGCGTCGCATATATCAGCAACAACAGCTTGTACATTTCATCGGCGAGGATCCAGAATGATCTGATCCTGGAAAATCCGGCGTCCGGAGACCTGGTGCGCTGGTATGTAGACAGTGCGGGCTATGTATGCTTGCAATCTACATCCGCATGACGGAGAAGGAAAGAAGGTGAAACATGGCTTTAAGCGGAACCATAAACGGCACGACATCGAATAGCGGCATAAAATCCCGCATCGAGTGGTCGGCGGTGCAGGACATCAACGCCAACACATCGACGATCACAGCGAAGGGTATACTGTACTGGACATCGAACCTGCAGACGTGGGGCACGGGCACATACTATATGTCCATCGACGGAGTGCAGGGCAACAACACGGTATATGCGGAGATATCGTACAATTCTAATACCGTCGTTATCACGTATACACGGACTGTATCACATAACGCTGACGGAACAAAATCGCTAGCCCTGGACTTCTCGGGCGGCATCAGCGGCACAACACTGACTAGCATAGACTGTCAGGGTACGATCACGCTGGACACGATTCCACGTGCATCCAGTTTTAGCATTCCTTCCTCCGTCAACATGGGGAGTAATCTATCCGTCAGCATCACGCGGGCATCGTCGAGTTTTACGCATGATGTAAAACTGACCTTTAACGGCCAGACCGTGAGCGCATCCAACGTCGGCACATCCGCAACGCTGGCAGTCCCCATCGGCTGGGCATCGCGGATCCCGAACGCCACAAGCGGGACGGGCGCAGTGACAGTGACGACGAAGAACGGCGGTACTACAATAGGAACCACATCTAAAAACATCACGGTGGCGGTTCCGTCATCCGTAGTACCGACGCTAACACTGGCAACAGCGCTAGTGACGGGGTACAGCGGGCTGTATCTGCAGGGTGTGAGTAAGTGCAAGCTGACCGGGACGGCGGCGGGAGTATACGGATCCACGATCCGGTCTATATCCTACAGCGGTGCCGGATATACAGGATCCGGGACGACGTACACGACGGGGGTTTTGAACGTAACGGGCGACATTACTTTTACTGCGACGGCAACGGACTCGCGGGGCCGGACGGTGACAAAGCAAGCTAAGATCACCGTCATAGCCTACAACAAACCTAGCATATCCAACTACAGCGCACAGCGGTGCAATAGCGGAGGAACCTTACAGGTTGACGGAACATATTTGTCCGTCAGAGCGACGTTTTCATGTGCATCCGTCAACGGCAAGAACGCCGTCAGCTGTAACGTCAGCTACAAGAAATCGACAGCCGGCGCATGGAGCGGAACGACGGCGCTAACGTCGAACGCAGCTAAGGTGATAGGCGGATCTATCACGTTAAACGAATTTTGGCAGGTGCGGTTCGTCGTGCAGGACAGCGTCGGCACATCACTAGGCCTGGCCGCTACGACGGTAACGACGGACATCCCCACGTCCGCATACAGGGCCGTTTTCGGCGAGGATCGTAGCGGGTTCGGGCAGTATCCGGAGGGTGCCGGAGCATGGTTCGCGTATCCGGTACATGCAGATAGTTTCATCGGCACACTGACGGGGAACGCAAGCACATCCAGCGAATCCACAAAGGTGGCCCGGCTGAACCAGATGCTGGAAGACTCCACGGCGAGCGATTTGACAGCGCTGATGCATCGCAAGGTAGATTTGATCCGTCAGATCGCCAACGGGCAGGACGGCGTGTACTGCATCCATGCCGGATGGTCTGGACATGGATGGGGATTCACAATAGGAGCACACTATGCCGGCGCAAACGTGACGGACGCGGTTTTCTTCCAGGGGGCGGAGATCGACACAATCCGAAAGAACGGGAACAACTACGGCGCAGTGCAAGTATATAAACCGTAGTTGTGACGGAGATATAAAAGGAGGTATATAATGCTAGAATTTAACGTTTTGAAAGGCCAGTACCTGAACCGGTTAGATAATAACGTCGTTTCTGCCGATACGACGGATCTAAAAGTGCAGTTTGAGCTGACGTCGGACTTCACGGGCACGATCACGGCCTGGTGGCGGAGATCGGACGCGAACAACACATACACGTCTACGCTGGCGGCGGACGGCACTTGCACGATCCCAGCCGAGGCACTGGCTGCGACGGATAAGGCTGTATACGGGCCATATGATCATGACGTTTTTGTGTCGATTTCAGACACTGGACGGACGACGACGAACGAGTACAAGCTGACGGTGCAGCGCAGTGCGTTTTCCACGAACGCCACGCCCGGCACAGGCGGAAACCCGACGGCATACGAGGAGCTTGTCGAGCAGTTCGATGAGCTGAAGGCGGACAATCAGACTTTCAAGGACAACATGACGGAGCAACAGGAGGCATTCGAGAGCACAGTGACGGAGAATGTCAACAACATCCGCTATGTCGTCGAAACCGAGACCGCCCCGCCGATCATCGAAGAAGCGTCCGGTGCGGAGATCACGCTGGAAGACAGCGCATACAGACAGGTGCGGGGGTTGAACCTATATGGCTACAGCAGGCAGACGCAGACGACAGGGGCGCAGCTGATCCCGTACCCATATTATCGTAAGACTTCCATAATCGATGGCCTATCTTTTGTTGTAAATCCAGATGAAAGCGTTGTAGTAAACGGGACATGTACGGCAGAATCTTACACTGCTTTCCTTGTGTCTATACAAGGAAACCTAAATTTGGCTAATGGAAGCTACTATCTGACAGGATGTCCGTCAGGCGGATCAACTCAGACATTTTATATGCAGCTGAACAATTATGACGGAGCGCATACAAAATTTGATACTGGGAGCGGAGTTCAAATAGATTTCCAGAATGCTGGCGGAGAATATGATGTTGCAATCATTATAAGATCAGGTTACACCGCTAATAATCTTGTATTCAAACCCATGCTCAACGCCGGCTCATCCCCTTTACCCTGGGAACCCTACTCCGGCGGCTACGCATCTCCGTCACCGGACTGGGCGCAGCCTATACACAGCGTCGGTGACGGAGGAAGTGTGACGGTGGAGAGCCAGGGGGCGAATCTGGTGAATCCATACAATAGAAACTCAGCATCTTTATCCGTCACGGAATCAGGCGGGATGTACCATCTTAACAAGGGAAGTGGCCCAAGTGCAGTTTTAGCTTTTAGCGTCGACGGATTTGCTCATATTTTCAAAAAGTATTCTACGCTAAAAGCTATAGTTAAAATAAAAACAGATGCCGCTGGTCAAGGCGTTATAAACGATATATACCCAGATAGCTTCTCCAACGATGTCCAACTTAATCCCAGTACGACAATGGAGAAAAAAACGTCCACAATAAACTTGATAAATAATGCGCTGGAAAAGACATACGCAAACTATCGTATATTCACTACGTCGGATGGTACAGTAACGGTCGCCAAAGATATCATGGTCAATGCCGGATCTACGTCGCTTCCGTATATCCCTTACGCCGCCCCGTCCTCCGCACTGATCACCTTGACGGATTCCCTACGCGGCATCCCCGTCACATCCGGCGGCACATACACTGACGACGATGGCCAGCAGTGGATCGCGGACTATATCTATCGCCGTCAGACGGACGGAAAGTGGTGTTTGTGGAGAAATATTAAATGCGCGGAGTATGATGGGAGTACGGATGAAGTTTGGAACGTATCGGTTGGCGGAGATAACATTTTTACAACGTCTGATTTTTCGGGTGTTCCGCTTAATGGATTGTGTAATCGCTTTAGATATAAAAATAATCCAGAGTCAGCAGGCGAGTTCGAGTTTGACGCAAGCCACTCTTTTAGATTTTATACAGATCTAAATGGTGTTCCCGCTTGGAGAACCTGGCTCCAATCCAATCCGCTGGAAGTTGTCTACCGACTCGCTACGCCGACCATCGAAGAACTGCCAGAGAACGTACAGACGGAGCTGAACGGGTTGTACACGTACAATCTACACACGGATATGTGGAACAATGACGGAGCATATATGGGTTTGAAGTATGTGGCGGACACAAAAACGTGGATCAATAACAAAATTGCCGGGCTATCCACGGCGATGCTGAATCAAAACTAAGGAATGACGGAGGTAATGGACATGTACGAAGTGATCAAAAACGTGATCGACAGCGGAGACTATGAGCTTACAGCAATGCTAGCCAAGATCGACACGATGTGGATCAAAGGGAAGCTGACAGAGGAACAGCATGCGGAGCTGACGCAGTATGCGCGGGATAAGGCGGATCCGGTCAACAGCTACAAACCTTTGCAGGAACAGCTGGACGCGGCGTTGACGGAGATAGACGGACTGAAAGGCACGATGCAGGCCCTGGCAGATCGAGTATACAAGCTGGAACATCCGGAAGAAGAACCGGAAGAGCCTACAGAGCCAGAGAGACCGGAAGTTGATGTGTGGCCGGAGTACGTGCAGCCGACAGGCGCACACGATGCATACAACATTGGCGACAAGGTGACGTACAACGGGCAGCACTATGTATGCGTACTTGCGGCGTGCGTATGGACTCCCGACGCATATCCGGCTGGCTGGATGACGGAGGAAGAGTGGAACGCCCAGCAGGAAGAACAGGAGCAGACGGAGTAAAGGAAGGTATACTAGGGAATGGACGTTATTTTGCAGACATACTACATCCTGCTGCCTATCATCGCGACGGCCTTGATCGGCTGGGTAGGGGCGATGCTGAAAGGGCAGAAGAAGCGGGAACAGGAACGAATCCGGGCAGAGAAAGAGAAGGCGCATGCGGCGGAGAAGGAGAGCAAGGCCGCAAGCACTGGTATTATGCTGGTGCTGCGGTACATGCTGAAACGGTATCACAGCGAATACATTCTGCAAGGCAAGATCACATACGCGCAGTATCAGGACTGGCGGGACATCTTTGCGGCGTACTCTGCGCTTGGCGGGAACTCGATTGCGGTAGACTGGAACGACGACATAGAAGCCCTGGAACGCACAGACGCTATCCCGTCAGCGTCGCCGTTTGAAGTGATGCTGCAGAAAAACTATGAGAAAGGAGGTGACGGAGATGAACGATAAGGTATACAATGTCCTGAAGTGGATTACGATGCTGGTACTGCCCGGCCTGGGCACGCTGTATTTTGCCCTGGCTAACATCTGGGGCCTGCCGTATGGCGAGGAAGTGACGGGAACGATCACGGCAGTGGTAACGTTCCTCGGCGCGGTGCTGGGCATCAGCACGGCCAAGTATAACAAGACTAAAAATAACGACATGACGGAGGTAAAATAAGATGGCATGTTTTGCGAGCAAAGTAGTAAACTGGGCGCTGGGAGAAGTAGGATATAAGGAAACGCCCGACAACGTGACAAAATACGCGGAATATATCGACACAAACTATCCGAATTTTTACAACGGAAAGAAGAACGGCTATGACTGGTGCGATGTCTTTGTTGACTGCGGTTTTCTGCAGTGCTACGGATATGAAAATGCGTTGCGCCTGCTGTGCCAGCCAGAGCATAGCACAGGTGCCGGAGTTGGCTTCTCCGCAGATTTCTATAAGGCAAAAGGGCAGTTTCACGATTCCCCAAAGGTCGGAGATCAGATCTTCTTCTACAATCCCGCGACGGGGAGCCGGACACACACTGGCCTAGTTGTCGGAGTAGATAGCGGCCATGTATACACGGTAGAAGGCAACACGTCGAACGCCGTCAAGAAGCAGACCTACTCCCTGGGCGCGTCGAATATCTACGGATATGGCCGGCCAGCGTATGATGCGGAGGAAGAGTCCGACATCGAGACGTATACCGTCAAGGCCGGAGATACGCTAAACGACATCGCCGCCAGGTACGGCACTACTGCGGATTATCTGGCGGAGTATAACGGCATCGAGGACAAGAACAAAATCTACGTCGGGCAGGTGATCCTTATCCCTGCCTTCCCGGAAAATCCAGAAGAAGCTGACAACACGGACAAAGTGCTGGCCCTACAGACCGCACTCAACGTTTCCGGATCCGGAGAATGGGACGAAGAGACGGAGAACGCCGTCGCGCGGAACGAAATCCAGCAGGGCGATAAGGGTATAGACGTCCGTCTGCTGCAGTGGCTGCTGGAAGCGAACGGATACACGCTGCCCGGATACGGAGATGATGGCATTGCCGGAACGGAGACGATCAAGGCGGTAAAGGCGTTCCAGGCGGATGCTGGGCTTAAGGCGGATGGCATCGTGGGCATCAACACATGGAAGGCGTTGTGCGGAGCAGAAGAATAAAACACTTGACAGCATGACGGAGATGTGGTATACTATATATGGATCTGGTTGTTGTTTTCATAGTGTCCTCCTTTCGAGAGGGCCGGGGTGGTGCCCGGCAAAAAAGAGTAGCTCAAAACATCCGGCTGGGCGAGCCGGAAGAAGAGCGGCCCCTGATCAGGGCATGGATGCGGGTGCAAATCCCGCCTCTTTTTTTTACCATTTTTTCGCCATTTATCTTGACAGCCCTGGCGAGATGTGATATAGTAGAGATGTCGATGACGAAGAAGGCCCCCTTTCGGGGGCTTTTTTCGTGTCATTTTTCATGCGTCCAGGCCGCGCTCCGCGATCCACTTGTCGGCCAGCTCTTCGGCTTTCTGCTCCCAGATCGCATCATCGTTCAGCTCGCTCTCGAACAGGGTGAGATACTCGGTGTCGTGATCCTCGAAGGATCCGATCTCTTCGTCACACTTGGCTTCTGCGTCATCAGCTTCTTCGCAACGAACCCATACGCCGTTCCAGCTTACGATGTAGCCGATGTCGTCCTTCTCTAAGAAGTTCCAGCAGCTGCTGATGTCGTCGTAGATCTTCTTTACTAGCTCTGTTCTTGTCATTTTCTTTGTCCTTTCTGGTTTGTGCTGTATCCTTCAGCTGTGAGTAGAATTTCATCTCCGGGATCATCTCCCTTTGATGATTATAGTATAGCATACTACTTGCAGTATGTCAAGGGTTTTTTGAGAAATTTTTCAATTTTTTTCTGGATTTTCTCGCAACCATCGCACGGCTTCCTCTGTCTGCATCTGCTGTCGAACCATCCGGCGGAAAGTCTCAGCTTTCCTCGGCTGCGCTTTCCACCACGCGATTATCTCTGCGTCCGAGTCGTCCATCAGGCGGATGTTGATGTTGGTCGTATGCTTTTGGTTCCATTTTCTTTGCGGATCAAGTTTTCCCATCTTTCCTCATTCTTCATCAGCCTCGATGCCCAGATCGTCTGCCAGGTCCTCTGCGACATCGCGCACAATGTCCCTATCATCTTCAACCTTCATGCGGTTTCGATCGCGGAGAGATGTATCGGCCCATTCTAAGCACTCTTCCCATGTCTTACATTTTGCTTCATCTACTAGATATTCTTTTTCCATGTCCTTCGCTCCTTTTTTTAAAAATCCTTTCCAAAAAAATCCTTGCCGTCGTTATAATATGTCAGATCAGACGCATACTGGATATAAAAGTATTCTGCAACGCATGTTCCATCTTCATTGAACATGTTATATGCGCGCCTTTTGTTCACAAAGTCGTAATAGCGGATTTCATACTCTCCCTCCGCCTTGCGCTGTCTGTTTAGATCCTTCAGGTTTCTTGCGTTCGTGTAAAGTGTCATTTTCTTATCCTTTCTGGTTTTCTGGATTTTCCTTTCCCTCTTTTGCCAGCTTGCTGGCAATTCCTTCCAGTAGCCGCCACTCATCCGGTGAAAGA